AGAATTTTAAAAGATAAATTCGATTTGTTTGATTATTGGTGTCCTGATTGTTTGAATCCTGCACCGACACATACCCCAACTCCAACACCTACCCCTACTCCAACTCCGACACCAACTCCAACACCTACCCCTACTCCAACTCCGACACCAACCCCAACACCTACCCCTACTCCGACACCAATACCTTGCTTAGCAACACACCCGTACTTATCTTCATATTTAAGTTTTTCTACCAATCAATACGGTAATTTTTCAAATAATTATTCGTTGGCTTGTAGTTCGTTGTTGTGTTTATCTGCCGGAACATGTAATACCAATGGAGCAATTAATCCTATGCACATTGATACTCCACAAATTCAAGTTGGTACGGTGTTCTATAGTGGACCTACGACATGTAATTACTATGGTATGACAGGATTTTATATCGCACAAAACGGAGCAAACTATGTATTAATAAGTATTTCGAATGGAATTGTTACTCAAGTATTAAATAATTGTTCATAAACTACATAAGAAGAAAAAATGGAATTTTTTATAAATCAAAACTCTACATTACCAATTTTAAAAATGGAACCAGTCGTGGACGGTAGAAGTGACTCTTATAAAAATATTATAGAAATTTTAGATAATGCAATTATTCGTTTTTCAATGAAAGACGAAAAAAATGGAATACAAAAAATATTTATGAACCAAGCTTATATTGTCGAGAAATTAAAAAATAACCCCGATAGTCCAACTGAATATTATTTATACTACAAATGGACTGCAAACGATACAAAAATAAAAGGTAGGTTTATAGGTGAATTTTCCATAGTTTTACAAAATGGAGAATTGATTTCACCAATTAGAGAAAATCTTTATATAAACATCGTTTGACATTAAGACAAGACATTTTTATATTTATTAAAAAAGGGAAACCACAACATAGTTTGTGAGAATAATAACCCAAAATTAATAATATAAAATATGGTTCCACAAGAAGAAATTGAACGCTTTTTATTAGGCGAAGACGACGAAAAATATATCGTATCACTCGAATACGATTACAAATCATCTAAAATTTATAAAGTAATCCAAGACCCTGTTAAGGGTAAATTATTACGCCCCGACACATTTATTCCATTTGCTTGGGTCGGTGACTTGAAAGGTAAAAACTTTTACAAGAACGACAAACACGCACAAAAACGAGCAATGAGTGAAAATGGTATTATCATAGAAAAACTTGATACTCACGATGACGAACGTTTAGAAAACGGATTGAAGTATTTAGTTAAAACAACCAAATCATATTCCAACCTTGTAAACTTCTTTAAGGGTGGTGGATTAGACCCATGGGGTAGAGATAATACAGACTCAATTCAAATATTATCACCCGTAGAACAATACTTAATTCAAAAAAGTAAAAGACTATTCAAAGGTTTTGACGAATACGATGAAATCCACAGATTTGTATTCGATATTGAGACCACAGGTCTTGACCCTAAAACAAGTAAGATATTCTTGATAGGGATGAAAGACAATCGTGGTTTTCTAAAATTATTATCAGCACAAAATGAAGATGAAGAACGACAAATGATTGTCGACTTCTTTAAGACTATTGATGAGTTAAAACCATCTTTAATTGGGGGTTACAACTCAGCATTCTTTGACTTTCCATTTATTTTGAAAAGAGCTGAGATATTAAAAGTTAATATCAAAAAAATCTGCAAGACCTTACATCCTGATTATACACTAAAACAAAAAGATGGTATTTTAAAGTTGGCGAACGAAATGGAACCATACGTTCAGACTCAGATGTGGGGATATAACATTGTGGATATTGCACACGCAGTTCGTAGAGCACAAGCAATCAACTCAGACATTAAGAGTTGGTCTTTGAAGTATATCACCAAATTTATTGAAGCTGAAAAACCAAATCGTGTTTACGTTGAGGGGGATAAGATTGGTAAAATCTATTTTGATAATCTTGAATATTGGATGAACAAAGAAAACGGAGCTTATAAAAAAGTTGGGTTTGATTCAAAAATAGATGAAATCTGTAAAAGAAGAGATGATGTTTATAAATTAGTTACGGGTTCAAAAATTATTGAGGACTATTTGGACGATGACCTTTATGAAACGATGATAGTTGATGAACAGTTTAATCAAGCAAACTTCTTATTGTCTAAACTTGTACCAACAACATATGAAAGACTTTCAACTATGGGAACTGCGACATTATGGAAAATGATTATGGCCGCATGGTCATATAAACATAATTTAGCATTACCAAGAAAATTAGAAAAAAGAAAATTTACAGGAGGTCTTTCTCGTTTGGTACAGGTTGGGTTCTCTAAAAACGTATTGAAACTTGACTACTCTTCACTATATCCATCTATTCAGTTGGTTCACGATGTGTTCCCTAAGTGTGATGTGACAGGAGCAATGAAAAGTATGTTAAAGTATTTCCGTGATACTCGTATTAAATACAAGAACTTAGCAAGTGAATATAAATCTATTGACCCAAAACTTGCGATTTCTTACGACAGAAAACAATTACCAATTAAAATCTTTATCAACGCATTCTTTGGTTCATTATCAGCACCACAAGTTTTTCCGTGGGGTGATATTGATATGGGTGAACAGATTACTTGCACAGGTAGACAATACCTACGTCAAATGATTATGTTCTTTATGAAAAGAGGTTATGTTCCTCTCGTAATGGATACGGATGGTGTAAACTTCGAAACACCACAAGATAGAGAAGAGTATAAGTATATTGGAAAGGGGTTGAACGGATTGGTTAAAGAAGGTAAGGAATATATTGGAGCAGAAGCTGATGTGGCAGAATACAATGATTTATTTTTACGAGGTGAAATGGGCTTGGATATTGACGGTGTTTGGCCATCAACAATTAATGTGGCTCGTAAAAACTATGCACTTCTTACAGATAAGGGTAAAGTAAAACTCACAGGTAATACAATTAAATCTAAAAAACTTCAAACGTATGTTGCTGAGTTTTTGGACAAAGGTCTTCGAATGTTATTGGACGGTAAAGGTGGTGAGTTTTTAGATTTCTACTACGAATATGTGGACAAACTTTATAACAGACAAATTCCTTTGGCAAAGATTGCAAACAAAGCTCGTGTTAAACAATCAATAGACGATTATAAAGTTCACATTACTAAAACAACAAAGGCTGGAAATATGATGTCCCGTCAAGCACACATGGAACTTTTGATTAAAGAAGGTAAAAATCCTGGTCTTGGTGATACAATCTTTTATGTTAATAATGGTGAGAAGAAATCACACGGAGACGTTCAAAAGAAAAAAGATGAATTGGTTTTAAATTGTTATTTGATTGATGAACGTGATATAGAAATGAATCCTGATTTATTAGGTGAGTATAATGTTCCAAGATATTTGGCAGCATTTAACAAAAGAATTGAACCATTACTTGTTGTTTATAAACCTGAAATCAGAGAAGACATTTTAATTGAAGACCCAAAAGATAGACCTATCTTTACTAAGTCCCAAACTGAATTAGTACGTGGTTACCCCATGAAAGAAACCCATCAAGATACGTTAGAAGAAGTATTAACTCTATCTGACATGGAATTAACGTTTTGGAAAAACGTAGGTATTGACCCTTACTATATGTATTTAGATGGTACTGTTGATTTAGTGGATGTTGATTGGGTTGAAAACAACAAAAAGTTAATGGAAGAGTTTGTCGTACAACAAAAAAAGGTGGATATTGATGAATACTTTGAATTTGATGTGGATGGGGATTTAATGGCTCTTAGTTTCGACTAAGAGTTTTTTAATCCGTCTGAAGATAATATATACCAGTAATTTCCGACTTTTTTAAACTCAACGCACGAACCTTTAGTTAATTCAACTTCTTCATATTGTTCATCAATTAATGAGTCTCCCTTTACTAAAACATTCGTCATAGATTTTACAACAACGTGGTCGGTATTTGATGAATTTAACAAAAGTTCACAATTTTCAACACCCGAAACAATGATGACATATTCACCGTCAGTTTCATAATAAGAGTTAGAAACTATTGCAGAATCTGATGTTTCAACTCTATTACCATTAATTATTCTAATTGAAGGGATAGATTTAAATACTGACATAAAAAAATTATATGATATTATAAGGACTTGTAAATGCTCTAAATTTCAAGGCTTTGTTCAAGTTTTCAGCTTGTAAAGCTTTTTGCTCCATTTGTTTTTCAGGTCTTAATCTTTCAAGTCTAGTTTTTAATTCTTCCCACAACATAGTCTTTTCATCTTTGGCTTCAGTATTTAAACTTTGCCACTCTAAGGTTAATTCACTATCAGGAGTCTTTAAACTACCACTATACTTACCTCTTACTTTTGCCAAAGTTTCTTTACAATACGCAGTAAACCATCTTCTAACCCAAGTTTTTGCTGGCGAGTTTAATTCGTCCCATCTCATTTCATCAATTGGAACATCAGAAGGAAGTCTAACAACGTCAGGATTTTTTGCTAAACAATCATCTCTATCAAAAGTATCATAATACCAATACCATACTTTGTATTTTTGATAAGCAATATTTCCAAAATCAAATTTTCCTCCAGGTACATTCATTAAATGTAATGCCTTTTTTCCTTCAGGAAGCGCTGTAATTCTATAAGTTAAATCACCTGTTATAATTCTTCTTTTCATTTGAATGTCAGCCATTCTAAGTAAAATATCAAAGGCTGGTGTAATAAAATAATTTCCTGTTGTTCCCATTTGAGAAAATCCTGCTCCACCACCTAAACCAATACCACCAAATCCACCAAAACCTCCCATAAACGGGTCAAAATATGCTGCGTCTAATTCAGAACGAGAAAACCATAATATTTCATTAACTTCGCGACCTGCAGGTATTTCATATATTTGTTGATTTGCAACTAAATCGATATAATCTTTTTTCAATACATAATCACCACCAGCTTGTAATCCCACAATTTTTGAATATGCGTAAGTATATTGAGTTTCCCAATCCATACTTCTTGTAGTAAAGGCTCTTGTTAGTGATTGCTCATCTAAATTCAAACCATTCAAAGAAGACCATTGAGCCTCAATCAACCAATCGTTTACATGTTGTGCGTAATCCTGAATAGATAATTCTAATAATGAATCCATCATTTCATCTTCTAATTCAACACTACGAATAGGGGCACCTAAAAGATTTTTTATTCTTTTATATAATTTACTTCTTTCAGGTTCGGTGATAATTACAGTAGTTGCCATAAGTTTTTATTATATAAATATAATTTAGTTGTTAAGTTTAGACTGAGTAGAATACAAATCATTAACAAATCCCCAATTAACCACTTTCCAAAAATTAGATACGTACTTGTCTCTTAGATTTTTGTATTTTAAATAATAGGCGTGTTCCCAAACATCAAGACCTAACAAGGGGTAACCTTTTTCTTCTTGATTATCCATTAAGGGATTGTCTTGATTTGCGGTGGTTACAATTTTCAATCTATTTTTATCTGTAAGAATCAACCATACCCAACCTGAACCAAAACGAGATTTGGCGGCGTCTTCAAATTCTGTTTTAAATTTTTCAAATGAACCGAAAGTCTTTTCTATTTTACTTTTGATGGGGTCGTCTAACTTTTGTTTTTTAGGCGACATCATTTTCCAAAACAACGCATGATTAAATGCGCCACCACCATTATTTCTAACTATTGTATTAAAACTTGAAATGTCAGATATAATTTGTTCTAAGTCTAAATCTTTACCACTTATTTTTTCTAATTCTTTATTTAATTTATCAACATAACCTTTGTAATGTTTGTTGTAGTGAGTTTTCATTGTTTCACTATCAATAAAAACTTCTAAAGAATCATATTCATAAGGTAATTTATCTATACTTATTTTTTTTATTTCATTAATTAGATTAGTTTTTTGTGCTGAATCAATTTCTAACAACTGTTCTATTTTGTGAATTTTCTTTAAATAACTTTCAAAAATATTATTCCCCATGATATATAAATATCATCGATTACCAGAAATTAAATTTAACATTTCTTCTATTGTTGACGCTTCATCAAACATATCGTCACCCATTACTGTTGAGATAATTTTCTTTTTTCTATTTAAGATGTCGTAAATTGCACCTTCTATTGTATTTTCAAAAAGAGGATAATAAACTGATGTTGAATTTTTTTGACCAATTCTATGTGACCTATCCTCTGCTTGTGAGTGTTCAGCAGGAACAAAAGATAAATCATTCATAATAACGGCTTCGGCAGATGTTAAAGTAATACCAACACCAGCAGCCTTTAAGTTTCCAACAAATACTTTGATTTTATCATTTGTTTGAAACTCATCAACCGCATTTTGTCTGTGAAACTTAGAACAACTACCATCTAAATAAACCGCAGATTTACCAAAGTGATTATAGATTTGATTTAACGTATCTGTAAAATTTGTAAATATAATAACCTTTTTACCTTGTTCTATAATGTTCTCCGCTAACTCGATTGTGTTATTAATTTTTTCTTGTGCGATTACTTTTCTTACTTTCATTAGTTTACCAAACTGAATTGTAAGTGACGATGACTCTTCAGGGTTTTGGTCATACCAATCAAAATATTCACCCATTAATTCTTCGTAGTCTTTTGATTTTAGCCTTAAATAAACAGGTGTAATAATTTTTTCAGGTAAATCTAAAACTTCTTCTTTTAATCTTCTTAGAATATGTGTTGAGGTTCTTTCTCTTAATTCGTCAAGATTAGATGCTCCTGTAACGTTCCATACCTTTCTTTTCCCAACACTAAATTGAAATCCATTACAATATCTTATGGCGTAAGCCATCCAATTTGCGGCAACAGGACTTCCAACGATATTTAATAAGTTATAATAATTCATTGGTCTTGATGTCATTGGTGTTCCCGACAATAACCAAACCCTATTTGATTTACTTGCAATATCGTTAGCGATTTTTGTTCTTAAAGCTTTTGGATTAGCAATTACATGAGCTTCATCCATGATTACTAAATCAAAATCAATTTTCATTATTTCTGATTTATCTTTTTCTTTGGCGTCATGGAAATTTTTTAGAATGTCGTAGTTCACAATAACAAAATCATGTTTATCTGAAAATTTCTTACCTTCTGCGATATAAACAGACCTATCTGAATAATTTGCAATCTCTTTTTGCCAATTTATTTTTAAAGATGCGGGACAAATTATTAATATTTTTTTTGCACCTGTTTCTAAAGAAGCGATAATTGTAGAAGTGGTGTTATGTGTTACAATACAATGTTCTGTAACATATAGTTTATCAGGAGCATCAACCGATATACAAACACTTTCTTCAAAACCAACTTTTTCAATATTTTTAATATATCTTCCGGTGGGGTATTTTTTTGGTTCAATGTATTTGTTAGCCTTTCGTTTTAATCTGAACGGATTCATACCCTTTGGTAATTTAATATTAACTCTATAAGCTAACTTACCTTTCTTTTTTTCACCCTTATAAGTATATGTTGGGATACAAGTTTTGACTCTTGCAACTCCTCCTAATGTTTGTACTACTTCAACAACATCATTACAAAGTTGTTTTGATGTTGTACAATAATCAGTCCCAATAAAACTATTACCATTATACATACAATGCCCGTCAGTATCCATTAACCCTTGTAAAATTGATAATCTATTTTCAACTGATGAAAACTTGTATATGTCGGGAATAAATTTAGTGTCTGACCCACATCCCATCAAGTTTAAATTTTTTAAAATTTGTATAACTTCATTTGTGTAACCATCGATTTTAGTTATTCTATAACTGTATCTTGAATTTTTTTGTTTAACTATTTGTGAATTTTTTGGTAATGCGGTTTCAATATAACCCACAATTTCATCGTCTTTTGTTGTAAAATTAATATTTTTTTGTGTTATACCACCATCACCTAATGTAAGTCCTAACAAATAAGGGTCAATCATAAGATTATCATTTCGTTCAAATTGTATTGGTTTCACTATTGGGATTTGCCATTTATTATTTCCGTTTGGTGATTTATAATAAGTTTCAATTTCATATTCCTTATTTTTATTATGGTTAATGCCTTTAACTTTAATTTTACCTCCCTCATACATTTGTTTTGTTGATAAAACTAAAGATTTTTTTAATCTTTCGTTTTTTCTATTTTTACCGTAATTAGGGGATGAAACAGACCATAAATGTTCATCTCCTGATAAAATTGAAAACCCGTCATTAAATGTAATTTTATATGTTTCCTTAAACCCTTGTGGAAATACACCTATTACATTATGGGATTTACCATCACTACCAATAACCTTATCACCAATTTTTATATCACCAATTTTTTTAGTACCTTTAGGTGTATAAACAGGCGTATTGACCGGTAAAAACTTACCCAAACCCATGTCATCGGCCAAAATAAACTTTTTATTCCTTACGAGTTTTTCGATTGCCTCTTTTTGATGTTCCATGGGTGGTCTATGGGTGTATTTGTCATAATCAATTGAAATGTTTTTAACTTCATTATCTTTTAGTAACGCTGATTTTGGCATCCAAAAGTCGTGTAAAGTTTCACCTGAAAAGATTTTACCCCAAATATGATACGCCTTATCCTTTTCAACTAACAACTTTTCAACATATATTTCAGAAGGTTCTTTGGTATACATTTTATCTTCCATCAGTTTTTTACCAAAATATGAATCTAACTTGACCCATTTTTTTGCAACTTTTGGTTGTGTTGTGTTATAATTATTGATATAATCCGCCTGAGGTCTTGTGGGTACGAAAGACTTACTGTTCTCTTTTTTGTGTTTTAAATTAAGGATATAGTTATTTGACCCTTCATAATCATCTAATATTAAAAGGGCTTTTGATTCGGGTGTTTTAGGCACAAAATCTTCCATAGTATAATAAAATATAATAAAATTCAAGAAAAAATCAATTAAAGTATTTATAGGTATGACACAACCTAAAGTTCCAATAACAAGATTAAATAAGTTTTTTGCAGAAGAAGACTTCAATTTAGATATAAAAATGGGAAGAGAATGGTTAGAGGGGGATATGAACTTCACTTTAGTTTTATATAAAGTTGATAGACAAAAAACCAACAACGACGATGTATATGGTGAAGCATTAAAAGGTGGGATACAATTTTTACCACCAATAGAATTTAAAGGTTTGGTTAAAATAGAGGCCCCTGCAAACCAAGACTATGGCTCAACAAAATTAGAACAGTTAGAGCCGGGTAATTTAACTGTTAGTGTTTATCAAGATTATTTAGATGATTTAGAAATTGATATAGAATATGGTGATTATATTGGGTATTATGAAACAGAAAGTAGAGTTAGATATTATAGTGTGGTAAATGATGGTAGGGTGTTTACCGACAATAAACATACTTATGCTGGTTATAAAAGATTTTATAGAACAATTCTTGCAACCCCTGTCACCAATAATGAATTTGAAGGAATTTAATTAAATTATGGCTTTTCCAAAACAAGTAAAAAAACATTTACCTTTAATTCCACAAAAGTATGGTGTGGAAAGAAGAGAAGAAATGCTTGAAGACATAACAAGACATGGAACGTTTTTACCAAAAGGAGTATTACATGCCGATTTGGATAGAGGATTTTTAGATTTTGTTAAAGACAAATTGGAATTAGTTGTTGATGAAAAAAAAGTACCGTTGATTGATAGAATTATAACCAATCAAAATTGGATGCAATTTACACAAACATGGAATTTTCAAGATTTAGATAAAAATATATCATTACCTTTTTTAGCAATTGTAAGAACACCTGAAGTTAAACCAGGAAAATATGTTGGCGGTAAATTTAATGTCCCTGAAAAACTTAGAATTAATTATTTTACAGTACCAACATGGGATGGACAAAGAAAAGGTGCTGATGTCTATAAAGTTCCACAACCTGTTGCTGTTGATATTGTTTACAATTTAAAGTTGTTTTGTAATCGAATGAGAGAAAACAACGAGTTTAACAAAATTGTTATGCAAACATTTGCATCCGCTCAATCCTATACTCAAATAAATGGACACTATATGCCAATAATGATGGAAGAAGTGTCCGATGAGTCAGTAAAAGATTTAGAAAAAAGAAAATACTACATTATAAATTACAAGTTGACACTACAAGGGTTTTTATTAGATGAAGAAGATTTTCAAGTTTCTCCCGCAATATCAAGATATATGACGATGTTTGAAGTAGATACAAAAATTAAAACTAGACGAGTTGAAATTGAACCTCCACGACCCGACAACTTTGATTTTGATTTTACTTTTTTACCTGGAGTAACACAATTATCTGAAGTTTTTAGATACACAGCAGATTTAAAAGTTGTTGAATTGCAAAATTTATCAAGTTGTTATAATTTTAATTATACCGCAACGACAAACAACACTTTAAATTTTGTAACATGTAATAGTGGACCATCAATTATATCAGGAATAACAAGTGGTAATACAGGTACTATTTGTGTTCAAGGTGGTACTTTCCCCGTATTTTCAAACCCAACAGGTGCAACAACAAATTCAACAACATCTTGTGGTAGTGCATTTTCTGTTTATATAAATGGTCTTTACATAGGTGATGATTTGGATGTGATTCAAGTTAATGATGGAGACTCTCTATTAATAAAGGTATATAAAAGTTTAATTACTCAAACATCAGTAATTAAAACTGTCGCCTATTTTGTTTAATCTTCACCGTATATATCTTTAGGTTTACTGCAAGTTTTAATTATCAAATTTTCTAAAAACTTATACAGTTTCAAACCATTTTTTTCACAGTAAGTTTTTAATACTAAATGGGCATCATCAGATATTTTAATGTTTTTAATTTTTTTATTTTTCATAATAATTTAAGGTGAGAAAAAAGGCAGAATTTTGTCTGCCTTATCAGATAAATATATTATTGTCAATAGTTTTTTGCAAAAATTCAATGTATTTATATAGAAAACATAAAAAACTAAAACATAATTTAAAATGGCATCTAGTAATAAGGTTTTCGTCTCACCTGGTGTTTACACTTCAGAAAGAGATTTAACTTTTGTTGCACAAAGCGTTGGTGTAACAACTTTAGGTATTGTCGGTGAAACCATTCAAGGTCCCGCATTTGAACCTATTTTCATAACAAACTTTGACGAATATCAAGTTTATTTTGGAGGGACAAGTCCTGAAAAATTTGTAAATACACAAATACCAAAATATGAATCGTCATATATTGCAAAGGCTTACTTAAGTCAATCAAATCAATTATTTGTAACAAGAATACTTGGATTATCAGGTTATGATGCAGGTCCATCTTGGTCGGTTGTTACTATTGCAAACCCAAATCCTGCAACAATATCAGCAACAGGAAATACGACAGGTATTACATTAAACTTTACAGGAACAACGGGTACTAGTGGAAATATTACAATTACAAGTATTCCGTCACAACTAAGTGCCGATTTTAATAGGACATACACAACTTATAACGGAGGAACTTCAACATTAAATGCAGATTTTCAAAACTTTATTTCTACTAACGTTAATAGATTTAGTGTGAGTGCATCTACTTCAGGAAAAACTGCAATTTATTGGGGTACTCTAAGTGCGAATACACTAACATATGTGTCAGGGTCTTCAGTGAATACTGTAACTGCAACTTCTGAAACATTCGGAGTGAATAACGTTAATTTATCTTTAGCTAATCTTTCGGCGGGAACAAATGACACATGGTATTATGCATTATTTGATTATAACAAAATTCAAAGTGTTGGTTCGTATTATGGATACGGATTCGGAGCCTCAATCGGAGCGATGTCATCTCTTGGTGGAGGAGTGTTCTCAGGAAGATGTAATATTGGTATGACATTCTACTCAGGTTCACCTTATAGTCAATGGGATGATTTAGTTGTATCAACACTACGTTCAAGAGGTCTTACCACATATTCTTCAACACAACACGGACCACAATATTGGGTTACAGGAACAAGTGACGTTCAAATGGTATGTACTGGTACATATTCAGCAGTTACAAGTGACCCATATTCTACTTTTGTAATATCAGGTATTACATATGATTCTGAAACATTTAGTTTTGAAACCTCAATGTTGTCTACAAATTCTAACTACATGTCAAGTTTATTTGGTAAATCAAATTTTGCAAAAGATAGAAACGAAGTTCCAATTTTTGTTGAGGAAATTTACCCAAGTTTATTAAATTCGGGATATAACAATAGTAAAATTAGAGGTTTGTATTGTGATTTAATTGAATTAGATAGTGCCGAATCATTAAATACTGAAACTATTGGTTTCTATTTAGAACAATATCAAACACCTAAAACACCTTACTTAGTGTCTGAACTAAGAGGTAATTTGGTTTATAAGTTATTTAAATTTGTATTGATTTCTGATGGTAACGCAGCTAATAGACTTGTAAAAATATCAATAGGTAATGTATCTTTCACTAACAATACTTTTGACGTGTTTGTTAGAGACTTTTATGATACTGACCAAAACGTAAGAGTAATAGAAAGTTTTACAAACTGTTCATTAGACCCTTCACAAAATAACTTTATAGCAAATAAAATTGGTACTTCTAACGGTGAATATCAAGTAAAATCTAAATACTTAATGATTGAAATGGCTGATGAAGCACCAACAGACGCACTTCCTTGTGGGTTTGAAGGTTACATCATGAGAGAATACTCAAATGCAACACCTCCATTTGTTATATACAAAACAAGATATTTAAAGGCGGGTGATGAAATTGACAATCCTCCTTTTGGTTCTGCAAACGGTGGTGATAATATTAGAATTTCATCAGGTGAAAATGTTAGAAGAGCATACTTAGGTATTTCTAATATCACAGGAGTTGATTATGATTTCTTTGAATACAAAGGTAAACAACTTCCTACAAATATCGCAACTGATACTACAGGTCCTGATTGGGGTTATATAACAAAAGGGTTCCACTTAGATAGTGGTGCTACTATTGTAACTATTTCTAACGCTTATGCTACTTCAGGTCAGTCAGCGTTTGAAGTGGGTGCGGGTTCATTCTCGAGCGAACCTTTAGACAGTGATAATCCTTATTACAACTTAAATACAAGAAAATATACTTTATATGCTTATGGCGGATTTGATGGTTGGGATATTTATAGAGCGTCAAGAACAAACGCAGATACATTCGCGTTAGGTCAGACAGGATACAAACAAGGAGCAGCAGCTTCCGCAACGTATCCTACAGCATCAGGTTGGGGTGCGTTCAAACAAATTTCAGGACCAAACCAAGAGACTTGGGCAAACACTGACTACTACGCTTACAAATGGGGTCAATCAACATTCTCTAATCCTGAATCTACAAATATAAATGTGTTTGTTACACCAGGAATTGACTATGTAAACAACAGTAACTTAGTTGAAGATGCGGTTAATTTGATTGAGGAAGATAGAGCAGATTCAATTTACATCTGTACTACACCTGACTTTAACTTATTCTTACCTTCTTACCAAAATATAGAAGAGGGGTTAATTTATCCTCAACAGGCGGTTGACAACTTAGAAAATATAGGTATTGACTCTAACTACACAGCTACTTATTATCCTTGGGTATTAACAAGAGATACTGTTAATAACACTCAAATTTATCTTCCACCTACGGCTGAAGTTACTAAAAACTTAGCATTGACAGACAACATCGCATTCCCTTGGTTCGCATCAGCGGGTTACACGAGAGGTCTTGTAAACGCAATTAGAGCGAGACGTAAGTTGACACAAGAAGATAGAGACACATTATATAAAGGTAGAATCAACCCAATTGCAACTTTCAATGATGTTGGTACAGTAATTTGGGGTAATAAAACTCTACAAATTAGAGAATCTGCACTTGACAGAATCAATGTTAGAAGATTATTACTACAAGCTCGTAAGTTAATTTCAGCGGTGGCAATTAGATTGTTATTTGAACAAAATGATGACAAAGTAAGACAAGACTTCTTAGATTCAGTAAATCCAATTTTGGATTCAATTAGAAGAGACCGAGGTTTGATTGACTTTAGAGTTACAGTTTCAAATACACCTGAAGATTTAGACTCAAACACTCTTACAGGTAAGATTTTCTTGAAACCGACAAGAGCGTTAGAATACATTGACATCGAGTTTGTTATTACACCAACGGGAGCATCATTTGACAACGTATAATAAATGTGGGGGGTCGCTCCCCCACTTATTTTTAAAATATAAATAAAATGAAAATTAAAAAGAAAGTTATTAAAGAGTCAGTTGGAATCAAAGATTGGTCGGACAAAACTTATTCCACAAAAAAACAAAATGTAGTTTTAACTGAATCTCAGTTAGAAAAACTTTTAGAAAAACTTCAAAAATAATGGATATTAAAGGGTATGTTAGAAAATTTGTTCAACAAAGATTGAACGAAGGATTTGATGATGTTGGTAGACCTGACTTAAAATATTATGCATTTGATTGGGATGACAATATTTTATTCATGCCAACTTCTATTTTGGTTATGGATGAAGACGAAAACGAAATACCCATGTCAACAGAAGACTTTGCAGAGTACAGAGAAAAAATTGGTTTTGAACCATTTATGTATAAAGGTAAAAGAATCGTTGCATTTTCTATTGGGGCATTTAAAAACTTCAAAGAGTTTGGAAACAAAAGATTTATTATTGATTCTATGGTTGCAAAACCCGGTCCGTCTTGGTCTGATTTTGTGGAATGTATAAATGGTGGGTCGGTTTTTTCTATAATTACGGCCAGAGGTCATAGTCCTGAAACATTAAGAGAGTCCGTTTACAACTTAGTAATGAGTAACAAAAACGGAATAGACTCAAGAGAATTAGCTAGAAATTTATACAAGTATCGAGAAATAGGAAACAAAGTTAAAGCGGACACTACTGTTAAGGCGTTGTCACCATCAGAACTTAATGACTATTTGGACTTATGTAAATTTGAACCCGTGTCTTTTAAAAAGGGGAATGCTTCTAATCCTGAACAAGCAAAATTTGACGCATTAAAACAATTTATATCTTATTGTAAGAGTTTGGCAAGTGAATTAAAAAGTCGTTACGGGGTCGAGGGCAGTCCTATGTTTAAAAATGATGTTGAATTTAATTCAAGTTGGGAACCTTATATTGGTTTTTCAGATGACGATTTAAGAAATGTTGAAAAAATTAAAGAATTATTATCTAGTGAGTATGAAGAATTACCTTTAAACTTATATTTAACAAAAGGAGGAAATAAAGTTAAATACTAGTTTCTAGTTATAGAATAAATTTAAAATAATTGAAAGTAAATACAAAAAATAATTTAGTAAGTATTTATAGTAAAATAAAATAAAAATTAAAAAATAAGAAAACATGGCTGATTTATTAATGAGAATGCCGTTTCAGTACGAACCAAAAAAGAAAAATAGGTTTATACTAACATTTGACTCTAGTTTGGGTATTAATTCATGGTACGTTGAAAAAGCGTCAAGACCATCAATTAAAATCGACACAAAAGAAATTAAATTTTTGAATACACAAACTTATGTTGCTGGTTTTTTCAATTGGGAGTCTATTAAAGTTACTCTAAGAGACCCAATCGGACCATCTGCATCACAGGCGGTAATGGAATGGGTTCGTTTACACGCCGAATCTGTAACAGGACGTATGGGTTATGCCGCGGGTTACAAAAAAGATGTGAACTTAGAAATGTTAGACCCAACAGGAGTTGCGGTAGAAAAGTGGATATTACAAAACTGCAGTTTAGAAGATGCAAGTTTCGGTGATGTTGGATATGGTGATGCGGAACTCGCAACAGTTGAGATGACTTTAAGACCTGATAGATGTATATTGGTATACTAAAATTTTAAAAATAAAATTATAATTAATCCCATCAATAGATGGGATTTTTTATTTACAATAATTTTATTCAAAATATTTTTAAAATAAAACTATGGACGAATCAGCAAAATATGGGCAAATGGATTTTAATTTGCCACATGACGTAATAAAATTACCATCACAAGGTATATTTTACAAACCAAAAAAAGAAACTATTAAAGTGGGGTTTTTAACCGCACAAGATGAAAATATTTTGATGTCACAAAATAACGATAAAGAAGGGATTATTTATTCATTACTTAGACAAAAAATATATGAACCTGGATTTAACATTAATGATATGTTAGATTGTGACGTTCAAGCAGTTTTAATTTTTTTAAGAAACACATCTTTTGGTTCTGAATATAATTTCACAGTTACTGACCCAAGAACAAACAAAACTTTTGAAACAACTGTTCTTTTAGATGAGTTGGATTACAAACCGATTGAAGAAAAACCTGATTTTGAAGGGTTATTTTCATACGTACTACCAAAATCTAAAAAAGAGGTTAAGTTTAGACTTTTAACAATTGGAGACCAAAAAGAGTTGGACAAATTTAATTCTCAATATCCGGCCGGCATGACCGTACCTATTGCAACAAAAAAATTAGAAAAACAAATTGTAGAAATTGATGGCGTTAAAGACCCACTTCAAATTGTAAAGTTTATTAATCAAATGCCAATATCAGATGCAAAAGACTTTAGAAGATTTGCATATAAATGTGAACCAAAAATCGATTTACAAAAAGTAATTCAAACCCCGTCTGGAGAAAAAGTGACTATTGATGTTACTTTTGGGGTGGAGTTTTTTCGCCCTTTCTTCTGATTATCAAAAACATCTTTTAGACGAAATATATTATTTGGTCAAGTTCGCAAGATTTTCTTATCGAGACATTATGAGTATGCCAACATATGAAAGAAAGTTCTTCATTAATAAGTTGATTGAAGAAAATAAAAAACAACAAGAATAATATTTATCAAATAAAACTATATGATGTTTTTAAATTATACCGACCCTTTTGCTGCTGGTACTGGTGGTCCGGGTAGTACTTTTACGAATTACGCCGACATTACAGAGTATGGTGTAAGACTGAAATCTGCTTCAGAAGCTGCTTTTGATTTAGGAAGAATTGAAAAATACTTTAAAACTATTAATACTAAGGCTGTTTCATTGAATACTGAAATAGGTTTAGGTATAAAATCGAATGTAGCGGAACTACAAAAAACATTAAATGAGGTCTATAATGAAGGTATACAATATGGTATATCTTGGGATGACGCATCAAAATTACTGTCAGGTATTCAAGGTCAAATGGGTCGTTTAATACCAACAACCGCTGAAAACACTAAAAACGCATTAATTTTTGGAAAGGCAATTGGTGAAACTCCTGAAAACGTTGCCAAACTTGTTGCAGGAATGACTGAGTATGGGATTACCCAAAGTAAGTCAATAGAAATCATGAACAAAGTTGCTGCGACTGCCAGAGCTTCGGGAGTAGATGCAAAAAAACTAACCGCTACTGTATCTAGCAACATTCAAAAAGCACAAATATACGGGTTTAAAAATGGTGTTGAAGGTTTAACAAAAATGGCCGCTCAAGCACAACGTGTAGGTTTAAGTTTAGATACAGCACAAAAAACAGCAAACCTAATCTTGGATGGTGGTCCCGAAAAGGCCGTGGAAATGGCTTCTAAATTACAAGCATTAGGTGGTAATATTGGTGCATTAGGTGACCCCTTTCAATTAATACACATGTCAATGTATGATATGGAAGGACTTCAAGACCAAATTATTAAAGCATCATCAGCAGCTGTAGAATTTAACGAAACTACAGGTGATTTTAAAATTGGTGGTGAGGAAATGTTGAGATTAAGACAACAAGCCGATATTTTAGGTCTATCTTATGAAGACGTTGCTAAAGGAGCAATCAATGCCAGAAAAGAACAAGAAATAATGTCCAAAGGGATTGATTTTAGAGGTTTAACTGAGGAACAAAAAGGGTTAGTTTCAAGTTTAGCGGAAATTGGACCTGGAGGTAAAGTATCTATAGACTTACCAGGTTTTAATGAAGGTGCAAGCGAGTTAGGTGACTTACTAAAAGACCCAGCATTTATGGCTGAATTAAAAAAGTACGGTGAAAATTTAGAATTAGCAGAAGACCCACAAGCATTACAAACGGCAATGTTACAAAACGCAAAAGACCAACTAAGTGTTGAAGAACAACAACTAAACACATTAGTAAAACTCGCAAACCAAGGTATTGAAGGTGTGGGTTCAAAGGGTTTTGATGCAATTCAAGCGTTGACTAAAACAACTATGTATGACGCAAATAGTGGGTTTAATGATTTATTTACATCAATAAAAAATTCTAGTGTAGATTTGGGTCAAAATTATAAAGAGGCATATGCAAATTTAACTACTTTATTTAAAACAGGAGTGATAGACCCATTAATTACTAGTGTTACTTCAGCAATCAACACGCTAAACAATATGTTGATAAATTTAAAAACTAGTGGAATAGATATTACACCTACACCCGCACTTGATGCATTTGTACCTGCAGGTGGAGGAAAAATGGTTACGGGTTCTTTTGGTAAATTTTTGGGAGACACTAAAGATGATATGTTACTTTCTCCTGGAATTGGAGATTTTTTTAACAAATATAATGAATCCGAAAATATTTTAAAATCAATCGGAAGTCCTAAAACAGGAGGAGATTTATCTTTATTATATAAAAACGCCAATGCTCAACCATCACAAAATTTAGTTGACTTATTAACAAAATCTTCTTCATTTTCACCAACTAATACAGAAATAACTCAAAAAGTAGAAATAGGGGGTAAAACTGAAATTACTTTAAACATCAACACAAATATACCACAAAATCTAATAAACGAAGTTTTAAATACCGCTCAATTGAAAGATACGATTATGTCCACAGTCAATACTAGATTAAGTGCTGAATATTCAGATAAATTATCAAATGCATTTATTACTCAAAAAAGAGGATAAAAATTAAGCTATGTCTATTTATAAAATAAACAAATAAATGGATAGTCCACTTTCATTTAACTCTTCTGAAAACTTTAGAAAAAGATTATTAACACGAAATCTTAAACCATATCGTGTTGACGGAACATCTTTTGGCGAATCTTTCCAAAATAAAGAATTTCAAATTGTAGATTATTCTGTAAAAGACTCTGAAGAAATTTCTAAAATTGGTGATATACAGGAAAAAGATTTATATAAACAAAATAAATATGGTCCTGATAATAGTAACTCCACCTACGGAGATATGGTCAATATTAACATTAACCTTAATGTTGAAACTAATTTTGGTTTATATGGTTTTAAAAACTCAATCAATTCTAAGTTAGAAAAAATTGGAGATGGACAAGAAAAATTATTGTATGTAAATAACATTTACGGGCCAACAGAATTTGCAACATCATACGGTAATACCATAGATATTAACAAAAATTTACAAACAGAAACAAATAAAGGTAAATATGGTTACCCTTTAACAGTTGGTAGTGATTTAGAAAAAATTGGTGATACAAAAGAAAAAGAATTAATTGTAACAAACCTTTATAAACCACTTAACACAAATGACCGTGGTTTTGGTGATACTGTATGGTACATTAATAATAATCAAACAATTCAATCAAGAGGAGAAGGTGAATATAGTATCTCGGACACAATAAATAGTTTTTTAGATAGTATAGGAAACCAACAAGAAATTTTATCTAAAGTAAGAAATGCGTATAAAAATTCAGCGATTAATGGTTTTGGTACACCTGTTTATTCAATTAATGATTTAAAACCTTTTGTAACAAATGGACAAGGTGAATATACTATTGCCGATACAATCAACAGTTTTTTAAATTCTATTGGTAATCAACAAGAAATTGCGTTAAAAGTATTAAACGTTTATAAAAATACTAGTAATAATGGTTTTGGAACACCTGTTTATAGTATTCAAAATAACCAAGTTATTCAAACTGTAGGTGCGGGAGAGTACAATATTTCTGATACTGTAAACAATAGATTAGAAACAAACGGTAATGATAGGGAAGTTATTTTAAGAGTTTTAAATAAATATACACCCGACGCATCCACTCCAGGGTACGGAGCGACAAAATATTCAATTAATAACATATTATCTTTAGGTTCAAATGAAGGTGAATATGGTTTCCCTGATACAGTAAATAGCGAATTAGAAATTGAAGGTGAAACTGACAGACCTATCTTATTTGCTATAAATCAATATGGGCCTCAAAATCAACCAACGGACTCAGTAGACATAAATAAAAATTTCCAATCAAATCCTAATGAAGGTGAATATGGTTTTCCTGATACAGAAAATAGCCAGTTAGAAATTAAAGGTGAAACCGATAGACCCATATTATTTGCTATAAATCAATATGGCCCCGAACAAGGGCAATCACAAACTACTGTAGTTCCAAATTTAAATTTACAAACAAACGCCAACGAAGGTAACTATGGTTTTCCTGATACACTAGACAGTGAATTAGAAATCAAAGGTGAAGTTGAAAGACCTTTTTTATTTAGTGTAAATCAATATAACCCTGAAAATCAACCAACAGATTCAGTAGACATCAATGTAAATTTGGGTAAATTGTCAAATGAAGGTGAATATGGTTTTCCCGATACTAAAGGTAGTGGATTAGAAGTTATTGGATTTCAAAAAGAACAAGAGGCATATGTTAGAAATAAATATGTAACAGGCGATGGGGACTATGATGTAATAACAATTGATGAAATTATACCAACAAGTTATGGAAGTGCATATGCATATTCATTAACACCTTTAAATTTTATACCTTCAACCTATAGACCTATTAATATATTATTAAGCGACAACCCAAGAGGTTCTGATGGTACTTTGTCACAGGATTCCGCATTAGCGGGAATTGGTGCAAGACAATTAAAAAAAGAATATAAGTATAGAATTGCAAGTGAGTTGTTGTCTCAAACTTTAGGTAGAGTTAATGCTCTTGACTCATCGGTTGACCCCGATAGTGGTGAAATATCAGTAAAACCAAACCTTAACCCATTTGACGCAGCAGGAATAATATCAGGAAATATTCCGTTATTAGCTAGAAATTATACAATTACATCACCTGAATCATTAGTTGGAAGAGCGTTGAATTTTACAGCTAAAATAGCAGGATTATATTCACCGTATTCCATTATAGTTGGAGAATATTTTGACTACCCAAATAAACGTATGTTAAATAGACTTGTTGAAAACCCTGTTGAAGTTGTGACAAGTACTGTTATGGGAGCAATTAGAACAATAACAGGTCAAAAAAACAAAAGAGGGTCTGAACTTTTTTTAGCCAACACATCTAACGCAACAAGAAGTCTATTGTTTGGGCAATTGTTTTATAATTTATATAGACCTGATTATAGAGGTCTAACTTTAAGAAGACCTTCTTTATTTGCCCCATCCCCTGAATTTTATGGTGGTGGTAATTCTGATGATATATTTTCTACTTTAATATCTCCAGTTAATGCTCAACCCTTAGACAGGAACGGAGAACCTAGTGGTGCACCTGTTTACTCAGTGGGTGAAATAGGAAAGTATTTTGAAGGTGAAGCGTTTCAAAATTATAAATTTGGACTTAATTCTAGAAATTATATAGATGGTACGACACCTTTAGCGGGTGGATTTACATGGTCTTCTAAAAAATCATATTTTAAAACGGGACAATTGGCGGGTCCTGAAGGAAAACAAAGATTTGGTGAAAGTAACGTATTTACAAAAAATTATGAGTCGGCGTTCAAAGATACTGAGTCTTGGAAAATAGAAGAAAACAATGTATGGAGAGACGGTTCAATTTTAGACACAACTCAAAAAATTGTTGATTCTGCAGATAGGTCAGGAATTAGAAAATTAGAACACGTTGGTACTGCGATAAATCAAATATCTAAAGTTTTTAACGATGGGTATGTTGAAATGACAAAAGGTTCTCGAGTTATTAGATATACTTCAAAAAACTCAGTAGGTAGTACAGACAGTACAATAAAAGGATATGAATATTGTAGATTATTCACAAAAGATGTCCCTTTTACAAATTATTCACAACTACAAAAAACGGACGGTAATATTAGAAATTATACCTATTCAGTTTTAGATAATACATATAACCTTAATATTGCACCATTTAATGATAAAAACGGACAATCGTCAAATATTATTAATGGTCAAGTTAAAAAATATATGCTTTCTTTAGAGAATTTGGCTTGGAGAACATCGAACAAACCTGGTTTTACCGTACAAGATTTACCGGCTTGTGAAAGAGGACCGAATGGAGGTAGAATTATGTGGTTTCCACCATATAACTTAAGTTTTGATGAACAATCATCAGCAAAATTTGACCCAAATGAGTTTATAGGTAGGCCAGAACCAATATACACATATCAAAATACTGAAAGAAGTGGGTCAATATCTTTTGACATAATTGTTGACCACCCTTCTATCTCAAACATTTTGGTGGACCAAGAGTTAAAAGACGTTAAACCTGAATCAGAATTGAAAAAAGTTATGGATTCATTTTTTGCCGGATGTTTAAAATATGACATTTATACATTAGGTCAAAGATTTGCATCTCTAGCTCCACAAGATATTCAAACAGCAATTCAATTAATAAAATATCCTGAACAAGCAACAACCATTGTAAAAGAAACACCTGACCCCGAACCTGTAAAAGAAGAAATTGTAAAAACAACGCCACCAGAAACTGAAACAAAAATCTCAGACCCTAAGTATCAAGAAATATTTTTGTTTTTTGAAAATGCTCAACCTAACGATTCAAGTAGTTCAACAACAAGTAAAGATTTTGAATATTGGTATAATGAATATGTGTCAAATAAAACATTATATGACACAACAAAACCACTTAATAAAGTTTTTAAATATAGTGACGCAAATAAAGTGGCTCTTAACACAACAATAACCCCTACTTTTTCATTAACTGAATACGTTGACACAAGAAAACAAACTCTTAGTGGATTTTTTGATAATATATTACAAGAGTTTAATGATTTGAAAGAGTTTTTAAGTGAAGTATTTAAAGTTTTAGACTCAGGTGGAGAAGTCACTTTTGACTTATTGGCAACTGCCAGCTCAACAAATACTAGTGGTAATCAAAATTTATCTGAAAGAAGAAACGATGCGGTTTTAAAGTTTATTGAAAAGTTTACAGTAAACAATAAAACTTTAAAATCATTTATAGATTCAGGAAAACTAAAAATAAGTGCTAAAGCAACAGGTTCAAGTGCCGCAATTCAAGACCCTAAATATTCACAAATTGATTGTACCAAACCATTTAAATCACAATACGAAGAAGGAATTTATTCTGTACAGGCAATGGCATGTAGAAGAGTAAAAATTGAAAAAATTGTATATAAACCAGGACCGCCCGCAAAATCAGAAACACCACCTTCACAAGTAGAGTCTGCTGCTCCAAACCCTACCGCAGCTGAAAGTACGGCACCGAAACCAACACCACAAAACCAAGTAATTGACAACTTTAAACAAACACCACAATATAAAGATTTGGCGAAAAAAATATTAAGAAGGTTACTTACAGAGTGTAATTATTTTCAAATGGTTAAAGAGACAAATCCATTTATTTATGACACAATTAGAAGTAAGTTTCAGTATTTTAATCCTGTTTTCCATTCTATCACTCCTGAAGGTCTAAACTCAAGATTAACATTTTTACAACAATGTGTAAGACCAGGAGATACAATTCCAACCGTTTCACAAAATGCTGCAGGAACATATAGTTTAGATTATAACGACGCCTTCAATAGTGCATTTGGAGCTCCTCCTGTTTTGGTATTAAGGATTGGTGATTTTTTCCACACTAAAATAATACCTGATAGGTTAGATATAAAATATGAACTTAATTCAAATATACCGTTAGATTTGAATCCCGAAGGAATAGGTGTCC